GTTCAATGTACCAACAAACTTGGTGTTTGTAGGTGCTTCGAAAGTACCTTCAGTAGTACGAGCAAACGCACTAGTTGTAGCACTTTGAAGAATTGTCAATGCCATTGGGCTAACCACTGCGTAGTTACCGGCACCACGACGTGTACGCTGAGCGATCAAGTTAGCAGCACGGTTGATTTGAACTGCCAATGCGGCATGCTCATCACCAACGAATGTTGCTGTACCAGAAACTGCAGCCTGATTGTATGTTTCAACAGCTGTACCTGCCAATGAACGTAGAGATCCTAAGATTTCTTGATCAATTTCAGCAGTGATTTCTTGTGCCAAAGCAGCCATGATTTCTGCTTCGATGTCAATGCCTTGTTGGGCTTGTGCATCTTGTGCAGCTTCAAATGTCCAACGAGCACTTAGTTTACGGGTTTTAGCCTCAACTACTTGCTTTAGGATCTGGATGCTCATACGCTTACCAGCAGCACCTTCTAAAGTAGCGGTGCTACCTGCGCGGGGTGTTGCTGCTGTTTCGTTACCAGAATAACTAGCAGCAATTTTGAATGGGCTTAGAGCCTCTTCACCTGCTAGAACACCAGCGCCTGCTGATGTATCTGAATAACGCACACGCAGAGTGTGAATTTGTCCAACTGGACCTGTCATTGGCTGAACACCAACCAACTCGTTAGCGATAACAGTTGGCATGACACGACGGATAACTGGCAATATCACACGGTTAAGTGTTGCGACATTACCGGCAGAGGTAGCACCTGCGGATGCTGACTCAGCCAAATACTTGCGAGTATTTTCTAGAGTCACGGACATCGAACTTCTACGGGTACCGTTTAGGCCTTCTAATAGAGCCTCTTTGGTCTCTTGCCAACGACCATTTAGTAGATCTGACATTTAGTTTTTCTCCTTAAACTTTATAATCCAGCAAGACGTCTAATACTTCTGATATTAGAATCGTACTCGCCACTAACCTGAGTACTGGAAATCTTGTTTCCAGTAATTTCTTTTGCCTCTACCAGTGCCTGTTTTTGTTTTGGTTTTGTTTCGCCGGCAATTACCGCTGGTAGATATTTTTCAAAACTATTTTGTAATTTTGGTGTTTGCACACTTTCTAACAGCTCAGACATAATGTTTTTCTGATCTTTGCTCAGTGGAGCAAAAAGTTCAGCCATTGTGGTCTGTCTTTGCATAGCATCTTGTAAACGGTTGACTTCTGAATCTTTACTTTCTAAAATCTTTTGTGTTTCAACTACCGCAGTTTTTGCTTCGGCAATTGCTAGATCTTTCAGGTCTATGACCTTGAGTAATTTTGAAGTTTCAGATTTCTCGTTTAGGTAACTTGCTTGATATTCAGCACTAAATGCTTCGAATAATTTACGTCCAAAGTCGTTGCGACGAGCACTCTCAATATCTTCCTTGAGTTGGGTAATTTCTTTAGATAAGTTGTTACTTATCATAGATTCTACCATGCCTGCTGCACGTTTCACAAATTTCTGTTTTAATGCAGAAATCTGTTCTCTACCTTCTTTGACTAATTTGACCTTGGCTTCAGCCAGGTCTTGCTTGTCTTGATAAAACTCTGCAATTTCTTCAGATAGAGCATCTATAATGAATTGTTCAAGTTTTTGGAATTTATCTGCTGACTGTTTTTGATCTTCGTGTAGTTCTGAAATTTCTTTAGCCAATTGATGAACCATAAATTCTTTCATCTTCTTGCCATCGTCTTTCATCTTCATAGCATACTTGGCTTTTGCTTCTGCCAATTGTGCCTTGTCTTCCTTAAACTCTTGAATTTCAACAGCTAAGTGCTCACTGATCATTTTGTCCATGGCTTCTACCATGACTTGTTTGTCATGATCGTAGCGTTGTGCAAATTCTTCGCGTAATTGTTGTGTAACTTCTTGACGGTTTTCAACAACTCTGCGATCCCATGCTTGTTCAATTTCTGCTCTCATCTCCTCAGAAATCACATTGTTTTCAAACAAAGTTTTTAACGAATCCAACATGTATTCCTCCTATTATTGGAGACCGCCTATTATTCTTAATAGGCTTTCCTTGAGATACTTCTGTGCTTTTGGGTCGCCCTGCACCTCCTTCGCTATACGAAGGCTACTTAAACCGCCACGAGTGTTCATGAGATTTTCGTAAATTGGTGTAGGATACGCACCGGGAGCACTTGGTTGAGCAACTATATCCACCGTAATGATTTCAAAGTCGCTGACATGACCAGACCCGTCATCTCGGACGTTTCCGGAACCTCTGCTACTTACACCTAATTTAACGCCGGCTTCTAACATAGTTTTGACCAGCATGCCCATAGGAGTAGGTAATATTTTCATTTTGCCATAACCGTTTGGACCGTCCATCCACATTGAGGTAATCATGTGGCTGACACGGTCCAGGTTAATTTTTAGATCGTCTGGATGATCTACTTCGCCGCATACAGAATAACCATTGGCAATCTGATCGTTTAGAGTCTTAACAGCCCTGCCAATCTCGTCCACAGGATATACCCTTTGGTTAGCGTTTTTAATTCCGCCCTGTATGCAAATACCTTTCATGTACAGACTTTTACCGCCAGTCTCGTTGTCAGTTGATTCAACGACGATACCGGCTTGTGTAAACGAAAGATTTTCACGAAGTAATAACATTATCTAGATCCAATTATACTACGCTTGTTAGTTGCAGTGTCGCCACTGCCTTTCTTTTCTGCTCCGTGACCTGCTGGTACACCCTTAAGATGCTTTACACCAGCTTTGCCGCCTGGAACATTCACGTTGCCAAGATTTTCAGTCTTAGCGTTTGCATGACCTGGTAGGCTGGTTTTGTTACCGCCGCCTTCACCGCCCTTGGCAATGTTAGCAGTTGTGCCACCCATGTCATTATACTTTGCTTTGTTAAAAATGGCTTTTGTGTTGGCGCCGCTTGCTTCGCTGGTGCTGGCAACTTTGCCGCCTTTGTAGGTTTCGCCTACTTTTTCCACATACTCACGCATCATTTGCTCATCTTCAAATGCATATTGTTCTTTGGACATTATATCGTCTTCGTCACCCATGCCCATTTTTTTATCTTCTTTGCCGCCGTCAAATGCTGCAATAGCATTTTCTAATTCAGCAACTAATGCATCCAAATCATCAACTGCTGCACCAATGTCAGCAACTACTTCTTCTGGACTACCTGCATTACCGGTGACATCATCGATGAAATCATCACCTTGGTCCATTGATGGCATGTCCATATCAGATCCGTCATCTTTACCTGGCTCGTCGTCTGCTTCCATAGACATGTCAAAACCTTCTTCAGTTTCTTCATCCATGCCTTCTTCCATGTCATCATTGGTCTCGTCATCCAAGCCTTCTTCCATGTCATTGTCATCTCTTGTTTCTTCAACGTCTTCGTCAAATTCTTCAGCAAGAAGATTTTCATAAATCTCACGTGATTTTTCTACCACGATTTGGTGGAATAGTTCCTTTGCTCTGGCTTGGTCGTCATTGACCAAAGACTCAAGCATCTGTTCAAATTTATTGCGATCAGTCATTGTTTTGTCTCCTATGGTTACAAGGCTGTTGATATATTTACTTTTAATTGTAATAAATGGGGTGAAATGGCCTTAAAATGCTAGTTTTTAGGCCAGGTCTTGGATATCTGTTTAAATTCTGTGTAATTTAAATTTTTAAAGTTTGAGAAGTGCCAATTTGTGTCAAAATATTTATCACCAACTAGTCGATAATATTTTATATGCTTGTTGTCTCGAATAACTTTTTCTGTTTGTCGCATCCAGTTACCATAGTAAGTGGCCGTGTCACTAGACAGTTTGTAATTTTTTGTGTTGGCATAGACATTGTTTAGTTTGCCATTTTCACCTTCGTAGTCGAAACCTAAAATATATATTTCGTCTACACCTGATCGAGAAGCCATGTCTAATGCTGTTGGTCCACTGCTCCATCCTAGACTGGGAATAAAATAGTTGAAACCTCTAAACGCTTTGTATCTGGCATTGCCGTTGGTCCACACTGGATGCTTGTGCTGATACCCTACACTGTTCAGTTCCATGACCATTTTGGGATCCACTGCAATTAAAAAATCTGGATCAAATTCTCTATATAAGGCATTGCATCCATATATTTTTCCATACGCTTTTAGATCTGGGGGCTGTATTGCAAGACGGCTTTTGCCGTTGCCTAACACAAAACAACGCATATAAATCTCCTTGTATTAATTTATCAAAGAGATTTTATTGTGGTGCCGGAGGTGGAGCACCATACATTATTTTTACAAATTGCAATTCTTGTTCTTGTTCTAAGATGTGTGCTTCACTAGTTTTTCTCAATTGATTAATTTGACCCAATGTTAATCTAGTTTTTCTAGTGTCGTTTTTAGATATAGCAGTTTTATCACGATGAGGTTCATATCTCATGTCATTAGACAGAGTTTTCTTGTCATTGTCAACGTAAAATAGTTCTCTTAGAATCATATGATATTTATGCTGTAGGCGGAGTTGCCGGGGTCACTGGCAACGGTTCAGCACCAGGCTCAGGTGCTGCTGCAGCCTGTTCAGGGGTACCTTCAGTATCAGTAGCAGTATCAATGTCAGCAGCAATATTTCCTTGACTCAACCCAATAGATCTCAGTTCTCCGCTGCTGTCTGTGGGTATTGGATCACTCTTACCTTGTTCTTCACTCCACAACAATTCATTTTCTGCCATTTCTTCTTCGCTTAGTCCTAAGAAACGCTTTAGTGCAAATCGTTTGCTGATAAACGGCACTGCTTGAATAGTATTAAATGTATTGATACGCTGTCCATCTACTTCACTTTGACGATATGCTGCAAAATTCATTGGCGGCTGCAGTTTTAATTCAAACAAACTGGAATCAATGTTGACTCCTCTATTGTGTAGATACAATTTAAATTCTTCGTCAAAGATACTGGCTGCCAAACTTTGCAGTCTTTCACAATATTTGTTAAATCTAAATTCTTGAATATATGCTGTGCCCACACGACCATCGTTGTACTGTGCCTGACTGTCGTCGGCGCCTGTTGGCAAATAACTACTGGGAATTCTTAAACCACGAAATAACTTGTTTGTAAAGAATTTTAAGTCGTCAATTTCGCCAAGATTCGTTCCTCCTGGTAGAGTTTCAACTTTACTTCCTCGTCCTTCAGCGGTTTGTGGGAAAAAGTAATCTTCGTTGATAGATAACGGATTGTATGCTGAATCAATAACATTAGTGCCACCGCCAGTGCTACTGGGAATACGGCGTTGATGTATTTCATTTTTAACCCTTTCAACAAATCCCATGGCCAAGTGACTGGGCATGTTACCCACGTCTACATAGAATACTCTGCGTTCAGGAGCACGTTGCACACGATAGATAATGATGGCATCTTCTAACAATTCTTTTTGTTTGAATACTTTGAATACCTGCTCTAACAGACTGTTACCAAAGGGATAATTATTATCTAATCCTTCGCTAAGACTTAGATGAATCACATGTTCGGCATTGACTGCTTCTTCTATCTGTGTCAACTCAAATCTAGATCCTGTAGAAACATTATATGCACCACCGCTGCTGCTGCCATAACTGCCGCCGGCGGCGTAGGTAGTTCCTCTATTTTGTGTATTAGTTGTGTTAGGATGAATCATTGTCACTGCAAGATCTTTCAAGTTGATATTGAGATCTTTGATTACATATTGTTCAGGTGCCTTGCCTTCGCTTTCGTTTACTATGATCTTGGTAATTTTACCAGCATCTATATACATCCACTTTTGATTTTCTGGATCTCGTACAAAAAATGCATCGCCGTATTTGAAAAGATTTCGAATAGTTCTAAAAATTCGTGTGTCAAATTCTTGCAACTTTGACCATTGCTGTAGATATTCTCTCAGAATACGTATTTCTGTATTGGTTGCTTTGTTTTTAAAAAATAAATTAAACGGTGTATTGTTCTCTTTGTTTTTCTGAGTACAGAATTCTGCTAGAATATCCAACGCTGCATTTACTTCTGGATCCATGTCCATGGTGTCATACTGTAGATATCGTTCAACTCTGTTGGGACTACCTGTGTAGACATCCGGCAAAAAACTACTGTAGTTTGTTCTGGCAGGTCCTGGTCTATTAGAATTCTGACTGCTCATAGGACTGTATGTGCCGTCAGTCAAGGCTCCAGTATTAACAGGGGTAAAGTATTTTTTCCACGACATAGTTATGCTCTCATATTAAGATTGCCATTCAACGCTTTGGTTGCCGACACTGCTTTTTCCATTAGATTTGGCAATCTGGACATTTCGCCAGACAGTTTGCCTACTTGCATATTTAACGTATCTAGGCTGGCCACTACATCAGATAAGGTTGTTTCTTTACCAGCACCTGTGGTAGTCTTTGGTTTAGCATCGGTTGCTGTTGCTGTTGCGGTTTTAGCAGTCTGCGCCTGTTGTTTGGCATCTGCATCTTTTTTCTCTGCATCTTTCACTGCTGAATTCTTGGCAGCATCAACACCGGCAGTGGCACTGGACGGACCTGCCATTGGACCCATAAATCTATCCAACATGCTGGCAAATGGATCTCGTCCTGTGGTAGTTTGTGTTTTATTTTTTGCAATAGCGCCTGCAGGATCTCCACGAGGTGTTTGATTAGCGCCATACAATGCCAAATCTTCAGGAGACTCTTCAGTAATTTCTGGTTGATTAGCACCATACAATGCTAAGTCTTCAGGAGACTCGGTTACTATTTCGCCCTGATTGCTAACATGATCCAACAGTTCAGACTGTTTGTCTTGAATGGCAATTTCAGTGTCAGCCATTTCTTCTTTGAGATCCTGCAGTTCTTGTTCTTTCAATGCAATCTCAGAGTTGGTGTTTAAAATATTTTGGTTTCTTTCGGCAATTTTTGACTGCAGAGATAAGTTCAACGCTTCTTCAATGTCAATTTGCGTTTGCAGTTCTTGAATTTCTGCTTCAGATTCTGAATTGTCAATTCTATTACGCAACATAGCCAGTTCTTCTGTAGACTCTAACAGATCTCTTTCGTCGTATTTTTGATTGTTTTCGTAAACATCTTTCTCTATTTGTAATCTATCTATGCTGGCCTGAACACCAGATTGTCGGATTGATTGCACTTGCTTTTCGTCAGCCAGAGTAGATAATTCGTGTCCAATTTGTTGTAGTTCAGAATCAGAAAACTCTTTCTTAGTTGCCAACATTGACTGAGTCTGTTCTGCAATATTGTTAGTCTGCTGAATAGTTTCTTCCCGTATGCTGGCTTCTGCAGCAACAGATTGTTGTTGGGCATCAACTAATTCTTTTTCAGCAGTTAATAAATTTTTAGTGTCTTCTATTACTTGAGATTTTGCGCCATCTAACTTAGTTCGCTGAGTTAACAACTCATTTTCTAATCGACGTTTTGTTCTTTCACTATCAGTAGCGGCCAGTTCTTGTTCTTTGGCTGCAATGTCTTGCTCTAAGAATGTGACAAATTTTTCAGACGAATCTTTATAAATTTTAGCAGATTCAACACTGGACTCTGCTTGTTTTTTCTTTGATGCCAATGCCTGTTCTTGTGCAAGTTTTTCAATGGATGCTGATTCTGTTAATTGTGAACCTGCTGCAGGCATTCCTGCGTTGCCAACAGTAGGTTGACCAATTTCTTGAGATACAGAATTCTTAGTCATGTCAGCAAAAGATTGCTTAAAAGATTTTGATAATTCTGTTATGTCTGGTCCTTGAATTGTTTTAGCACCGCCGCCGGACACTGTTTCTTTAACACTGTCAGTTACTGAACTAATCTGAGTAGTAAAATTTTTACTCAGTTGAGTCAAATCAAGATTGCCCATCATCTTGCTAATGTCATTAGTTGTTTTGCTTAAATCTGTTTGAGACATTTCTCTAGACTTACCGTTTTCAGTTATTGTGCCTTTGAGTGCTGACATGTCAAATTGAGGTGCTTCTATCTTGGGTACTTCTACCTTAGGTA